GTGAGAAGTTAAATGTGTTTATTCCCGTGACGCCAGCCCTCTTAGGTGTTTTTCAGTTAAAAAACTAGAAGGGCCCGCAGATTCGGAGTTACAGCGAATTTGCGACCAACATTGGAAGCTATTGTATAGCGATTTCTATGTTGGTGATCGGCCGTCTCCTGTTCCTATGCATGACTTGAGTAAGTTTTCGCCTCACATGGATTATTGTGGGCGGGTGCGACGATACGTACCGTATAAGGACAAAGTAAGACGAGATAAGTATTTTCACGAATTTGTGAAAACAGGTGCCATCACTTTTGAAGAAAAGTATAAGATGGCTATCCCGAACCGTCAGGCGATGACGTTGTCGATTTCGAAATATAATCGGCCCCAACCTGGGGAACTGGATTTGGGTGTTTGGGCAATTGCACAAGATTGGGCAGAAAAGCATTTCGGCCGTTTTGTGCAAAATACCAGAGTTGTAGAGTGGAGTAAGGCGCGTAATGAGTTGGATCGAGTAACCAGTGCTGGTTATCCGTGGTCTCTATGGTTCGCAAATAAGGGTGTCTTCTTAGATTCTGAAGAGAGTTTAAAGGTAGAAGATGCATTGTGGCAAAGTCTGACCACAGATAGTCCAATAAAGTGTTTTTGGACGGCGAGCTTGAAGCGAGAATTACGGCCAGTTGAAAAGTTGGTTGAGAATAAGATTCGTACGTTTACCGCAAGTCCCACCGAATTATCGGTGGCTACAACGCGTTTGTGTTTGGATTTTAACGAACAGTTTTATGCATCTAACAATAAAACTTGGAGTTTTGTTGGGTGCTCAAAATATAATCGTGGGTGGCATAAGTTATATGAAAGGTTAAGAGTTCATAAAAGTGCGTTTGAATTGGATGAGAGCGCTTTTGATGCCTCACTTTTCCGTGCTGCAATGGAAAGTGCGAGGAATGTTCGTTGGAATTTGATGCATTCAATGGACAAAACTGAGGACAATAAGAAAAGGTTGTGGGAAGTTTATAATCAGATAGTACATTCCTACATTGTTTTAGATACTGGGGAGGTTGTGCAGAAACACACAGGAAATCCTTCCGGGTCGGCAAATACTATTGTTGATAATACCCTCC